ACGGCGCGCACGCGGGTTACATCATGTACGTGACCGACGCGGCGCAGAGCAGCACCGACGTTGAGGCGCTGCGCTCCGCGATGCGCGACTCGAAAGGGCTCGGGAATTTCAAAAACCTGTTTTTCTATGCCCCGAACGGGAAACCGGATGGCATTAAGATCGTGCCGTTGAGTGAAGTCGCCACGAAGGATGATTTTTTCAATATCAAGAAGGTGAGCGCTGCCGACCTGCTCGATGCGCACCGCGTGCCGTTCCAGCTTATGGGCGGCAAGCCGGAGAATATCGGCTCGATGGGCGATATCGAGAAGGTGGCGCGGGTATTTGTGCGTAACGAGCTGACGCCGCTGCAGGAGCGTTTCAAAGAGGTCAATGACTGGCTCGGGACTGAGGTAATCCGCTTCAAAGATTATGATCTTGCGAACTAAATTTTAAGCCGCCAACAAGGCGGCTTCAATTCACCTAACCTTTTGAAGATTTAGGGTCATCCTTCCTCGGATACGTTCTTTCCTCTTGAAACTTACCGTCCACCTTGTGAATTTTGACAGAGCCCTGCTTATCAGCCATAAACTCTTGAGTCTGTTTAATCATTTCTGCTTTAGTGTCAGCCGTTTTACTTGGCTTGGTATTCCCTTCTTTCTGTAATTTCCACTTATCACCGTCTTTAGTTATGTGATAGTTGTCCATCTTATGACCTCCAACCGTAAGTTAGGCATAATGTATGCCGATGAAATTTTAACCAAAGCGAAGCGGTAGATTAGTGATTTTGATCGCGGCCTAAAACAAACATGATCTTCTGTTCAGCGCGCAGTGCTATCCCCGCCTCGCCTGCCCGCTTAATGGGTCGCTTTTAATGCATGTGCATCAGGAGTCCCGAGCCACGCGAACACTGGAGCTAACTCACAAAAAACGAACTCAAAAACTGATGCAAATAGATGCACCTGATAGATGCATAGCTAAAACTAAGCTTCGCTATCACTTCACTTGCCACTTTTGAAGCTCTCAATCATCTTTTTTACATCCTCAGCAAGCTCAACAGGTACATCCATTGTCCGAGAGTTACTATATTCTTTTGGAGCTTCATACACACCTTGATAATTGAGAACGCACTCTTTAAGTATTTCAAAAAGAGACTCAACAGGATCGCTCCCGTGGCAATCTACAAATTTTAGATATTTCACATGCGCCGATAAAGTGGAAATATCGCCATGAACAAACTTGCATCTAAGTTCGTAGATTATTTCTATTTTAGATCTTACATCAAAGATATTTATCGCATCACGACAGACACCACCAATAATCGATGTTTTGTTACCTGCATTATTACCATACATTGCATCAAGAGCTATAAATTGATTTAAAAACCTCTCACGGCGATCACTCCCCCAACCATGAGCAATGAACGAAAGAGCAGATAAAACACGCTTATCAGATCTAGATAATATTTTTACTAACCGTTCGCAAACCAAATTATCAATATTTAAAACTAACAGTGATGGAATGTTTACACGAAAATTAGAAATATGATACTTCCCCTCAGAGAAACTCTCAATTTTATTATTAACATCACAGGAGTTAATAGCGAATGGATTATTCACAGTAACACATAACCCACCGAATAGCAGATTCAACATCTCAACTGCATCCTGTTGAGATGATGCATAGATAAGTATAGCTGTCGAGCATGAATGATTGAAATATCTCCCAATAGGTTCATCTCGTATATCTGTCTCATCAAAGAAGGATTCATAAACGTCAATGCCAGCTTTAGATTTAATATTAGACAATAAAGCCGTACCCTGCCCTGGGCCAAAGAGATAAAGATTATCCTGTAACTTTAATTGCCCATCAAACCTAACACAACCAAGATTGTATATATAAGGGTAAAGTTTCATTTGTGAGGTTATAAAATAACCAAACATTTCACAGAGATTTGCCCTATGCACTTTTGATATTATACTATCAACGGAACTTTGCTCTAGGTTAAGCGATAAGAAATCGGCATCTATACAGTTGAAGGCTTCAGAGCAAAAGCTTAACAACAACTGTTTAGCACTATGAAGGTCACTTATCCCTAATTTTTGCCCATAATTCCTTAACAGTGAGCTAGCGCATTTTGCCACTTCCTCATCATTGTATTTGAGCCAAAAAATTATATCTTGAAGTGGTTTACCTACTTGAATACAAGGTATCTCTTTATCATGCCTATAAAAAAAACACCTGCATAGTCTGTTTATCATACCTCTCGCGAAAGCAATCTTCACTGAAACATCATCCTTTAATTTAACCATCGATGGTCACCCCATTAAATTTGAGTGTTATCTTAAGTTACAGCGTTTACCTTCGAGCTTGTTAATTTACATTTTCTCACCAGTTTAAGGGAAACACCATCCAGTTTTCCTGTACAGCAAAACAAAACCGTTTATCCCCATAAATTACTGTTGCCCCTCTCGCCAGAGCTTCAATCTCCCATCGTTCAGGGGCAATACCCTCCTGAGCTAACTCGAAACGAATTTTTGCGATTCGATCCCTCTCGGGCTTCGTCATCCTGGCTGATGGCGCTTGTTCCCTCGTTTTAAGTGGCGCATTGCTTCTTTGCTGGCGATTTTTGCGCGATGCACCAGCTTTTAACGCGCCGTTAAGCACTTTCACGACGTCTGGCTCATTCCAGCCGATAACCCCGAGCTCAATCAGATTTAACACCGCTGCGGCTTGCTCAGACGGCGTGGGGGTCATAACTGGATCGCCACTGCCGGTAGGCTTTCCACAGTTATTGACAGGACTCCGAGGCGCGGCAGAGCCGCTTTTTAAGGTCAAAGGCTCAACGGCCAAAACCTTTGGAACGATGCGCCATTCGGCTGTACGGGTTACATGGACACGATTAGCCCCGAGATGAGGGGCATAAATCCCGACAACCCTCTCGATATCTTCCTCGTATTCGTTGACCTCATCCGTCACCTTACGGGCGACCCTGACCGCCTGAGCATCACGCGGCATGTTTGCCCCACCCTGCGCGATGATGTACCGCTCAAAGTCCCCCTCATCTGCAGCAACTCGCGCGGCCTCGACCCTGTCGTCAAACTCGCAGGCAATACTCACCCCACGCGGCAGTTTGCGCAGTTCACGGTAAGCGCCCATCGTCGGGAGACCAATCGGTTTAAACTGAGGGATACGCCATGTTGACGCCCATGCGGTGACGGCTTCGGCCGTATCTTTCAGAGGCTTGCCGGTGTCGTGATCGAGCTGGCCGTCGAGCGCGTAACCGTCGATATTTTTTGCAATATATTTAGCGATATAACCCGCCGCTCCGCCCTGATTAAGATGGCGTGACTCAAAGCGCTGTTTTGACGCACCCTTTTCGTGTCCGTCCTCTTTGAGGGCATAACGACGCATAATTTCGTTAATGGCTTTACGCTGACCGGGTTTGCAAAAAAGCATCATGTGCCAGTGTGGCGTGCCGTCGTGGTGCGGTTCGACAACGCGCATCCCGTAAACATCTAAATCGTTATCTTTGAAAGCTGTACGCATCAGGCTCCAGATTCGGCATAGATAGCGCTGGCCGTCTTTGGGTGTGAATGCTGTTTCGTTCCAGCCGTGATTAAGCTGCACCGTTTTGCTTTCACCTTTGCCAACCTGACGGGTCGGGTGATACTTCGATGGCGTGGTTAGCGTGATAAACATCCCCACGTCACCAACGCTGGTCGCGTAGCGTTCAATCCCGGCGATGGTATTCATCAGTTCCATGCGACGTATTTCAGGGTTGGAAATACTCCCCATAACCTTGCTGATGAGGTCGATACGTTCACCGGTGACTTTGTTTTCCAGCTCGCAGGATTTGAGGTATTCGAGGTTAGCCAGGCGGCGCGCGTGAACATCGCGGATCGCTATTTTGCTTGCGTAAGGTGAACGGTCTTTATTGACCTCACCTGCTGCGATGAGCAGCGCCTCGCGCCAGCGCATCCGCTGCGCCTTGAGCTGGTTGACCCACCACTCGTCTTTAATCAGTCGTGAAATAACGGAAAATGCCATGCGGATCGTCATCTGACCCTTACGGTATTTTTTCCAGTACATCGGGGTGATGTTAAATGCGCGAGCAACACCGGCCACTTGCCCGTATAGGTGCGACTGAGCTTCATCGGTGAAAAGTGTCTCTTTCCCGCCGTGAGCATCCGCCCAGGCGTCGCTTAACTCCTCGTATTTGCTCCAGAGCTGAGAGGCAATTCTGGCCGCAAATTTCCTGAGCTCTTTGTCATTCATATCTGGTAAGCGCGCATACTGGTCGCGCTCGGACAGAAACCCAATCGAGGCGGTTTCATTCATCCCGCACAGCTCATTAACACGCTCAAGACGCGGCAGCAACTTGCGCTCAAACGTGTTTTTAAGGAAATACAGCCCACCCAAAGGGCTCTTTTTACGGCGGATGAAGTTATAACGCGATGTAAACAGCGTTTGCAGGAAAAATGGCAGACGGTCAATACGGTTTAAAACACCTTGCACCTGACGGAGTTCGGCACGTGTAAGGGGTCTGTCGCGGCCAATAGCCTCTTTTTTGACGTTATTCCAGGGATAAGCACCAACGAATGAATCACTGGTGCCCTTCAAAAATGGTGGTGGTGGCGAGGGGGCAATACGCCCCCGAGATTCGATGGACATTCTATTTAAAGGCGTCCAGACATTGCTTCCCCAGGCGTTCAATTCGAGCTTCCAAAGCTGAGAAGCCAATAAGATCGCTGGTCAAAAGATCATGCAATACTAGGCCTGAGATAAGCTTAGGGATAGTTGGGTAGTAACCCACAACGTCCAGCCAATCCTTGCCTTTGTTCTTCCCGGATGTTGCGGTCTTCTTCTCCTGCAAAATGAATTGATAGCGGTCACTGGTGATGACGTATTGGTTATTAATCTCGATGTGTATGCTCATTTTTGCTTCCTGTTAACAGTGGTTAACCAGCTCTACCGAAAATTGAGTTGTGTAACTTTTCCGACTCCTGGCCTAATAACTCGATAATCTCGGTGCGATTAAGTTCTGACTTAATGATGTACGCGATAAACCCATCAAACTGAGAAGAGAAACGGGTCGCCAAGTCGCGCTGTGCCTCGCTTACTGCCTGCGCTAGAAGTGCCGAATACGTCCCCCGCTGCGCTGTATTTTGCTTTTGCATTTGCCTATCTCCGGACAAAAGGAGTCCCCACGCTGTAAGGCGCGTAATAAATCGAATCCAGATTAATTAATGTAAATACTGCTCAGGTTT